TGTTAGCCGAGGAATCGGCTGACAGATGTTGCACTAGCGCCACTCGAGACATTAATACCGTCTCGAGCCGGATCGAACATGAAGGGCTATCGTTTTTAACGATAACTCTACCTGATTTTGGAAAGGCCACCCAAAAGTGGCTAGACCAAGGTCAAGTCGGTATCCACCCAGCTTTCCGAAAGGATCGCCGGGGAAGGCTCCCCCTATTCTTAGGAGGTTTCTTCAACCGTGTGTTCGACCACAGTAGTGGCTTGTTGCTCGAGTCACCCTGTATCGATTCAATTCTTGCGTTGCGTCAGCTAACGCTGATGTTTGGCAAGATGCAGCTAGCGTGCTCCCCAGCACGTCAGGCTGCTGCGATACATGGCTACCTCGAGTGTGAGCTTGATGTTCGGCGTTCTGACGCGACGCTCACCGATAGTGATATCGAAGAGTTTCGCGCTATGTCAGAATTGCTGTTCGGTCAGCTTTTTGAGAGGATGAACAGAGATGTTTATCACTCCAAGCTGATACCGAAGCATGGACCAGGATCGACTGCCGACCGTCTTACCAGTAACGGTAAGTACAATCAGCAGACCTGGACCAGTCGGCTCGAGCGGGTTTTCCCCGCCCGTAGCTATGCAATTGCTAATTGGCGTTTCACGCACGTTAGCGACCGCATGAACATCAACGAACCCGGAGAAGAATTACCTGTGAAGGTAATTCTTGTTCCAAAGACACTCAAGACACCCCGAGTTATTGCCATGGAGCCGGCTTGCATGCAGTATATGCAGCAGGCCGTCTATGACAATTTCAAGATGAACTTCAAGAGAGATAGACTCCTCAAGAAGTTGATCGGTTTCGACGACCAGACGCCTAATCAGCGTATGGCTCGTCAAGGTTCGATTGATAACCGAACCGCTACACTCGACCTGAGTGAAGCTTCCGATCGTGTCTCGAATCAGCTGGTCAGGACTATGTTAAATCGGTGGCCGTTTTTGAATGCGGCTGTCGACTCAACTAGATCCCGTAAGGCTGACGTCCAAGGCAAGACAATTCGTCTTGCTAAGTTCGCGTCGATGGGTTCAGCACTTTGCTTTCCGATGGAAGCAATGGTCTTTACGACCATGATCTTCGTCGGGATTCAAAGATCGCTCAACACGCCGCTCACCCGGAAGGACCTTCACAGGTTCTCTCGGACGGTGCGCGTCTATGGGGACGATCTTATCGTTCCTGTAGATCATGTGCCTACCGTTGTGCGAACGCTCGAACTTTTTGGAGCTCGAGTTGGTTCGGACAAGTCTTTCTG